GCAGCGCTGGCCAACCAAGATCAAGTAATTAAATTTGCCGAGGATCTTTCTTGTGCTGTGACTCCCCGAGAATTAATAGGAGCTTTCCAGGGAAATTGTTCAAATGACTTTTTAACTGTTATCGATAGTTTAATTGAATTTGAATATCCTGATTTCCGCGAAGGCCTAAGCAACAAGGATTCAATTTGCTCTTTTTTTGGAGATACAGGCAATTTGTTTCCGGCAGAAGTAAAAGATAGTATGCAAAATTTCTTGGATGCACTGCCAGAAAATGAATTAGTGCCAGCAAATCCGTCCTTATGTGCTGCTCCCGATGCATTTGAAAATTTTTGTGAGTTAAGAGCAGGCTTGTTAGAAGGCCGAGCCTCTCCCGTGCAAGCGCTACAAATGTGCGAAGACATAAGAGAAGACTTACAAGATGATTTAGAAGATATCGCTGATCTATTAAATAAAAATCCTCTCGATGATGCACTGCCACCAATTGTTTCCGACCCGGGATGCGATAATGGCCTATTTCCTTTTGAGCCCGAAGAAGCAACAAACACAGCAACTCAAACACTTAGCAATGGTTTGGAGCAATTAAAGATTAATTTTTCTGAAGATATGCTCGGCAACGGCCCATTTGAAAGCCGATGGGGCCTTATTAATATGATCCTTTCAGATACGCAAGGCAATCCATACACAGCACACACACGAAAATCATTTTTTCAACGACGATATGTGGATTTTGTAACAGATGATGGCGGCACACTTTTTAACAAGAATGACTATGGAAAGCAAGCAAACGTTAAACGACAAGAAGGCCAGTTCCCAAAATCTGTGGCCAAACATATGAAAAATCAAATGGAAGCTGCACCCATGTCCTTTAACTCGAACGACTTATATCTTCCCACTGATAGATCAGTTACGAAATCTTTTGAAGATCTCGGATTTGATACGTGGTTTGGTCCACCCGATGTTAACTTAACAGAACTACCGGAACTGGGTTATAATATTATACCCCAAGTTAAAACAAACGCCGAAAAAGTGGTTTTTGTTGAATTAGGCAGAAAAGAAAAAGCAGATATGTCACTATCATTTCAAGATTTATATGCAGGACGCGAAATTACATCTCCATCCGGCCGGGGGAATACGTGGGGATATGGTTTTGAGATAGGGATGTATACAAATGATTTGCATGATTTAAATGCTTTAAAAGTAGGCGCCGCCGAAATTCCTGCGAATCGTTTAGACGGGAATGCTAGAATTGTTATCACGGATAAATTTAATTTAGCAGTTCAAGAAATAGATCCAGAGATTGAAGCCCTCCTGTCCAGGGACGAGTTGAGAAAGTATGGAGTTACTTCTGATGGAAATGCGGTTTTAGAAGAACAAAAATATGAATTTTTAGCTATTGACGATGTTTTTGAAAGATTAGACTTTTCTGAATATCCAAACTTTTTAAGAACTTCTGAAGAAAAAGTTTCTTATGCGCCGCCTGTTTATTTATTGCAAGAGATTTTAAAGAAAAATGGATCAGCTTATTCTCTTGATTCTATAAAGGCAGCATATGATACTACCATAACCGCAATAACAAATGATATGATACAGCAAATAGCTGCTAATGAGGGTGCTTTTGCTTATGGTGCTGTTTTTGATGATTTAACCGCTAGCGCGTTTGATTATGTCTTGGCATCTGAAACAACAACAGAACGCGGCGCATTCATTTCTCCGGCCGGCACTCTTTATGCTGAAGCAGAAGTAGATGATGGAGATGGCGGCACACGGAAAATTCGCAGAAAAGATCAAATAATGGGGGTGAGTCGAGATCAATATGATAATGGTGAAGACGCCAGAGTAATTTATTTAAATCCAGGCCAGTTTGGAGGTTCATATCTTAGTCCACCTGTATATGTTAAGCCTCTTAAAAATAAAGGATGGGTTGCACTAGTAGAAGCATTGTTCCCAGAGATGAGCCAATGTAAGCCGCGATTAAGCGATCTAGTTGATTTTGGCGATATTGACGAGACTATCCAGAGCAAATATTCACAAATTCCTGAAGACGAAAGACTAAAAGGAGATCCGGATTGCGTTGAGGAAATTCCTTACTCTAGAATTCTTTCAAGACCCGCAAAGGCTGGTATCGAGGGTCTTATTATAGCAGCATTAAGAATTTATGCATGTACCCATTTTGTAAAATCATTAGCTACTTTCACATGGCTTAAGCCATCCGCAGAAAATTATAGTTCTATATTTTCGCAATATATTATTGAGAATATGGAAGAAGACTTTAAAGAGCCTTCTACGGGTCTCGCAGCTTTGAGTCCTTTTAAAGATAGTGAATTCTGGTATGGATTTTTAGAGCAGGGTGTGCAATTATATAGTCGACTTATAGATGAAGGCGAGATTGAACCTCCTCAATATATATGGGATGCTTTAGAGAGGCTTGGTAAAGTCCAACAATCGTATGAATATCCCTATAGAGACGACCTGCGCGATGCTAAAATAGCGCGGGAAATAGGTTGGCTAACCTTTCTAAAAAACTATAGAATGGAAAATAACCTAGAAGCAGTTCAAGCCACCGAAGAAGACGCAAAATTAATTTTAAATGAATTAATGAAAAAACAATTAGATTATGTAGGTGAAAAGATTGTTACTAATTTAAAGTCGATTGGGATGGAGCCAAAATATAATGATTTAGTTTATTATATTTTGGCAGAACACACTTACGGCGCCGCCGCCCTGGATCTGTCTGGCGACTATCTGGAGGTAGCTACGGGCGACGGTATGGAAATTGGAGCTTCCGGAGAATACACCCATGGAGATACTTTCACAGTTCATGAAGTTCGCGACGAAGATGATTTAAAGAAAGGAGATTCTTATGTGGGTTATTATCATGTTCACGAAGACGAGGATGGTAATCCCGTATATATGACAGGCGAAGAGCATATTGAAGATGAGCATTCTATTTTAAAACCGTTTGCAAGCAAAACAAAAATAATTTCTGCAATAACGGGCAATGATCTGGGGGATATCATGGAATATAACACGATCACTAACTACTCCACCGCCTACCCGTTTATTATTGAAAAATATATTAGCATCAACGGCTCCAAAATGAATCCCACGACTGCAATCGATCAAATAAAGCTAAATCCTGCGGGCGACAACATCTCCGATTGGTATCCCGGTACATTAAAACAGGTGCTTAATCCAGCCGGCGCTGTGGTCGGACTAGAAGGTCAATTAGGGGTCCGTTATGGATTGGTATTTTCGGTGGTGGTTGATGGAGAAAAGGCCCTCCTTACAACTGTTGAAATTGATGCTTTAGACACGACTATCGACGATATTGCACCCATTGAAGAAAGTAGCAAACTTTTATTGTGTTTAATTGAAAATCTCAAAAAAGATAACATTTTCCAAATAGCCATAGATTATATCTTCGCAGTAAATAAATCATCTGCATTCTTAGCAATTTATAATGATCTTGCTTTCTTGCCTTCAATCGGAGAAATAACGGTTCCAACCGGAGATTCTCAAGGATGGGATTCCGACTTTGATTCAAAACCTGGAATGAAAGTAGAAATAGAACTTATAGATGGAAATCCGAATGTCACAGTAAGCGCAAAAGATGGATGGGCCAGCTATAAAGACAGACAACCTGGACGCCTCGGCGGTCTATTTGTTAATGAGTGGGATACCTGGGATAAAGAATTATTACGACAATCTAAAAGACGCATAAAGAGAATGTTTAAGGATTATTACAATTCTAGAAAGTGGAGACCGGGAGATCGAGACGGAATGAACATTTCTGGTCTTTTTGTAAGAAATTTAAGAGGCTCTTTTGGGCCTAAACCTGGAATTAAGCTTGTTCCCTGGTGGAAAAAGCGAAAATTCCGCATAAATCCGTTTAATGCAGAAGGTGCAATGTGCAAGAAAAAAGATTAATTGATATTTACTATAACAAAGGAACAGCCATATGTCTTCTTTAAGTCTACATCTCCCGATTACATATAATTCTGCTGATGGATTTACAATGATTAAAAGCATTAAAAGAATGATTAAGCAAAACTTTAAAATGCTTTTACTAACAAGTCCTGGTGAAAGAGTTATGGATCCCAATTTCGGTGTTGGAGTAAAAAATTATTTATTTTCTATGTATTCTGAAAATGTGCCGGCACAACTTAGAAGTAAAATAATGGAGCAAGTAGGTATCTATTTGCCTGTAGTTTCTATTACAAGCATTGATTTTCGGACATCAAATCCGGACACTGGTACTTTAGGATTAGTGATTACCTATCGAATACCCGAGATAGGAGCAAGAGATTTAATTGAATTAACTATTTAATTTTGGAGACTTTTTATGCCAAACGAACAAAAAAAGATTCTTCCTATAGACTATACACACAGAGACTTCCAGAGTATTCGGGAAGATCTGATGCAAATAGCGGAAAGATTCTACCCAGACACATTTCAAGATTTTAGTGAAGCTTCCTTTGGAAGCCTAATGTTAGATGCTGTAGCTTATGTCGGAGACCAGTTATCTCTTTATCTAGATTATAATGTTAATGAGTCTTTTTTAGACACAGCTTATCAATATAGTAATGTTTTACGCCATGGCAGGGTATTAGGCTACAAAGATACCGGCCGCCCATCTACATATGGGCAAATAGGCCTTTTTGTTATGGTGCCCGCCTCTACAACTGGCTTGGGCCCCGATAGGCGGTATATGCCTGTTCTTAAACGTGGTTCAAGATTCACTTCTCAAAATGGTTTAAATTTTGTATTAATAGGAAACGTAGATTTTAATGATCCTAAAAATCCTATTATTGTGGCAAAAGTTGATAATTCCACCGGCGCCCCCACTCATTTCGCAATTAAAGCATATGGAAATGTAGTATCTGGTTATTTCTCACAAGAACAAATTAAGGTAGGCCCCTATCAACGATTTTTAAAGCTAAAACTTAGCGCTGCCAACGTCTCCGAAATTACATCAGTCACCGACTCTCAAGGAAATGAATATTTTGAAGTAGATTACTTATCGCAAGATCTTGTTTTTAAAGAAATTTCAAATACAAATTTTCAAAATGATAATGTTCCATCGATAATAAAGCCTTATTTGGTGTCAAGAAAATTTATTGTCGAAAGAGATCGCTCCAATGCTTATCTACAATTTGGAAGCGGTAAAAGTGGTCAAACCGATATTGTGGCAGATCCTCAAACTGTTGCATTGGATATTTTTGGAAAGTCTTATACAACAGATACAACATTTGATCCGTCTAGATTGTCTAAAAATGATAGTTTTGGAGTAGTTCCCTCTAATACCACCCTTACAATTACGTATAGAATTAACAATCCTACTAATTCTAATGTTGCGGTATCTGCTCTCAATCAAGTCTCTCATGCAAAATTTGATTTTAGTGATAGAAGCTCTTTAACAGGCCCGACGATATCAGATATTGTAAATTCTTTAGAAATTAATAATGAAACTCCAATTGTAGGAGATGTAAGTAATCCTACGAGCGGCGAGATTAAGCGCAGAATATATGATACTTTTCCCACTCAAAATCGTGCTGTAACTCAAGCAGATTATGAAAATATGGTCTATAGAATGCCTGCTAAGTATGGTTCCATAAAGAGATGTTCGGTTCAAAAAGATCCAGACTCTTTAAAAAGAAATTTAAACATGTATGTTATATCTGAAAATGAATTTGGAAAACTAACACAAACAAATCAAACAATAAAGAACAATCTTAAAACATGGATTAATCATTATAGGATGATTAACGATACAATTGATATATTAGATCCATATATTATTAATTTAGGAATAGATTTTGTAGTTAAGCCTCAAGCAGGAGCCAACAAATTTGATGTATTAGATGCTTGTATCAAATCTTTGGCGGCTAAATATAAAGAGTCATTTTTTATTGGCGAACCTTTCTATATCAGTGATATTTATAGTGAACTAAAACAAGTAAAAGGTGTTTTAGACGTTGTAAAAGTAAAACTAACAAATAAATCCGGAGGCAATTATGCCTCAACAGTTATAAACATTAACAAAAACACCTCCCCCGAAGGCACTTACTTAGTCGCTCCAAAAAACACAATACTCGAAATTAAATTTCCCGAGACAGACATTCGAGGAAAAATTAGGTAATGGGACTTAAAAAATATGTCGCTGACGCCGACACAACGATTGTAAACGCATTTCCCCCAAATTTGCAAACACGCGCAACTGGTGCAAATGCTGGCGCAGCGGATGTAATGGAAGTTTATTCTATCTATGGTCGTGAAAATACGGGCTCACAAGAGCTTTCAAGAGTCTTGGTAAAGTTTCCCATCTCAAGTATTAGCACAGATAGAACTAATGGCGTCGTGCCCGCTAGCGGTAGCGTTAGCTTCTACCTTAAATTATATAATGCCCAAACCTCAAAAACAGTCCCCAGAGATCTTAAATTGGTTGTTCTTCCAGTTTCGCGAAACTGGCAGGAGGGTGTTGGATTAGACTTAGAGAATTACAAAGATAAGACAAAAGGCAACACAGGCGCAAGCTGGATGTCTGCTTCTAATACAGCAGCATGGACAAGCGTCGGAGGCGATTATCTTATAAGCTCTTCATTTTCCGCCCTTACTGCTAGCCAAACATTCTCCACGGGCTTAGAACACCTAGAGGTTGATATAACTCCATTAGTAGAGAAATGGATGTCTGGTGATATTAACAATTATGGCGTGGGCGTACATTTAACCGCTAGCCAAGAAGCATATTATTCTAGCTCAACAGGACAAAACACAGGCAGCATTATTGATAATGTCGATGGTGCCACAAAGTCATATTATACAAAGAGATTTTTCGCCCGAGGATCACAATTTTTCTTTAGTCGCCCGGCGATTGAAGCGAGATGGAACTCTACAACAAAAGACGATAGAGGAGATTTTACTTATAGTAGCTCGCTAGCGCCTCCCTCCGAGAATTTAAACACCCTATATTTATACAATTATGTCCGCGGCCAATTAACCAACATTCCTGTTGTTGGCACCGGAAAGATTTATGTAAGCCTATATTCTGGTTCCGCTGCCGGCACGGCACCATCGGGCTCTAGATTAAAGCTATATGATGGTACCCAAGTTGCAACTGGCGGCTATGTGTCTACCGGTATATATTCTTGCTCGGTCGGCATTACAGGTGCTAACACACCCCTTAAAAGAATTTATGATGTTTGGTTTAGCGGCAGTACTGCGGCCGGCGCCGATGTAACTCAATTTTACACCAGTTCTTTTGAGCCCACTGTCGTAAATGCTTCACCGATTGTAACCAATCCTGTTTATTATTTGAACATTACTAATTTAAAAAACAAATATAGAAGCAATGAAACAGCACGATTTAATTTATATGTTAGGCACAAAAATTGGAACCCCACCATATTCACCGTTGCCGAAGCGACAGCAGAAACCACAACCATTCACAGTGCCTCTTATCGAGTGTATAGGCTGTTGGACGGTCTTGAAGCCGTCCCCTATGGAACTGGTAGCGATTTGCATACGCTCTTAGAATATGACATGTCAGGAAATTATTTTGATTTCGATATGGATTTATTAGAGCCGGGTTATGCATATGGGTTTAAGTTCTCTTTTTATAATTCT